TTCTAGCCTATCTATAAGTGACTGGTTTCCAAACATATAGATTTCTTTGAAAAGAAAAATTAGTGTAAAGATATTAGTTGATTTTTACAATACCAAATAATATTAACTAATTTTATTATTTAGTATAATCGTTTTGATTAGAAAACCCCCAGTGTGGAAACACCGGGGGATGAAACACTTGCAAAACCAACAAAAGCAAATGTTTTTATTCTTATGGTATATATACAATGTAGCACATTCCGTAGGCTGGTTGATTGTTTGCATGAGGTTGTCCTCCTCCTGTGTTAGCAATATTTACAGCAATTCCTGTCGTAGCCAATGTTCCTGTATTATCCACTGTGGGAGTGACCAATGTAGAATTTGCCCCCGGTTCCTTTTGAAGAACAGGGGTGGAGTTTTCACTTCCGTAGTTGATAGGCCTTGAATAAAACTGAGCAATTGGATGTATATGTCCTCCATCCACTACAGATGCTGTGTGATTGTGAGAAGGCATTTGATTCACACTGAGTGTAGTGGAGTTGTTTCCTGCCTTTGTACCAACAGCATAATTAGGATTGAAAGGATTGGAAGGGTCCACTTGAGTGTCAAGAGCACCTCCACCTACACCTGAAACAGCACCCACCACCATCCTTCCACGAAGATCAGGAGTGGAGTTTAGTCCATTACATATATACACTTTCTCCCAATATCCTGTTCCTTGTCCAAGTGTGGAAAGGGAATCAGATGGTGTAGGATAGCCAGAAAGAGCTCCATAATAAGGCATGGGAGAATAAGGCACCATTCTAGCGTATGCTTTATTTGCAGGAGCTACACTAGCAAGATAGGCTGCTATGTATGTATTGATTTCAGACTTCTTAACGTAATTGGTGTTTACGTCAATGATGAGAGAAGCCAAACTAGCATCTATTGCACAAAGCCTTGTAATAATGGCTTGTACAATTTGATGGGTATCAGAAGAAGGAGATACACCTGTAAGACAGCCAATTGTGTAGTCGGCATTCAGAGCTGTAATGTCAGCTTTAATGACATCCACTTGTGTTTGCAAATCGCAAACTGCCTTAATAATAGTGATGATGAGTTCATCAAGTTGGAAACTAGGACAGGTGGGAAGGTGCTTTGTAATAAGAGCACAAATGACCGAAGGAGGAACATTTATTTTAATTCCTGTTCCATCCAATGTTGAAATAATGAACTTCGCAAGCTGTTCTTCTACATGGAGAAGTGTGTCACCATAGGAGATGCCCAATGCAGGAATATCTTCTCCTGTATATTTGACACACTTATCAGATGTTATATCAGCGCAGCCATTGAAGCAATTTGAGCATGACATTTTGATGATTATTTATGGATTAAAACTTTCACCCTACTTGCTATCTGTTCTACAGAATAGCAAGAGGCATAATCAGGATTGCAATACTTAAACGTAAGAATCCTTTTGTAATTAAGGAGGTCTTTCATCACCTCCCCTTTGATACTCCTGTTGAAGGAGAATACAACATTGTTGTACTCCTTCTGTGCGAGTTCTTTGATTTTACAATCAATGTCGCTTAGGAGAGCAGGAATTGTTGCACACTCAGTGCAGTTTGAAAGCCTTGGTGATAACATTCCTTATTCTGTTTGTTGCTTGTTTTACAGCTGCATTGCATGCAGAGCAAAGCCCGTTTATAAGTTGACACCCGCAGCCTACACTAGTGCCACACTTTGCACATGTTGCCATGGTTAACAATTGTAATAAGCGGTGATGGTGTAATTGTTTCCTGTGCAGCCACAGTTTTCTGTAGCAAAGTTCCTAAGCATTCTGTCTGCCTGTGCATACAACTTGTTTGCTGTATCAATAGCACAATTGTTTGCCGCTGCCAAAGACCCCTGTATAAAATAATAGATGGTGTCAAGTGTCACTTTCTGTTGCTTTTTAATGGCTTCATCACACTCCATCATATCAAGCTTCATAAACGCACCATCAAACTTCTCCTGCAACGCATCCACTCTCATGATTGTTTTTGTAACACTTTCCGTGGTGGTGTAATACTTCAATGTATACAATCCATCAGGAAGAGGCACTGTGGGAGCACTTACAGGTGTTAGACCAAGATTGGTGGAGTTGTAAAGGTTGAGTTGATTGGGCGTGAAGGTGAGAGTGACAAGATTGAAACCCGGAACAGTGATGTCTATCTTCGGAGTGACAGGAGCAACAGTATATACAGAGGCATCCACAACAGCCATTGTGTACGTGCTATACGTAGGAACCACTAATATATCTAGAGCCATGTTGTTTAATTAAAAAAGCCAGAGGATTTGAGAAGTCCTCTCTCACACCCTCTGGCTTAAGATTGTTAAAAATTACCCTTACGGAATCAGCGTAGAAGTGGTGGAAGTTGTCGGCCACACAGTGGTGGTCGTCGAAGTGGTGGTGAGGCACGTGTTATCCGTGGTTACAGCACCAAGACCTGCTACAAGAACAGCTTCAATACCTGCCGAAAGAGCCGTGGGAACAGCAATAATCACCATGCTATCCTCTTCGATGTAGTCACCCCACTGATAAGCACTCCTATCATAAGTGTTGAACTTGATGTAGTAGGTGTCGTAAACAGTGCTGTCACTCACCCACGATTCAAAGTTCTCATTATATCCTGCCATCCTGTAGAGATGCTTCAGGTAGCCAGCTTGATAGCTGTAGAAGTTCTTCTCAAGTTGACGGATTTCATCAGGGGTGCCCGAAACATAGGACGCACGCTGTGTAACAGTGGCTGTGGCTACAACATCGCAAGCATCAGCTACGATGAAGTCTGCTGTGGTGGCAGGGCCTTTGTAAACAAAGGTGCGGAAATACATGCGATCATACTCCCAAGGGAATGCTGCAACATCGCAAGGCTGACCATACTTGGTGAGGGGCTTGCCACTGATGCGAAGGATGGCACTAGCGTTGTTACCAATGCGCTGGAATTGATAGAACTGATTCAGATTGATGTCATCAGGATTGATGCCCGGAGCTTCCTGTGTAAGCTTCAGAATCAGAGAATCAATGAGAGCAGGAACATCAACGTCCGTGCAAACATCACCACCACACTCGCAGCAAGGAGCTTGCACTGTCACCGAGCGAGTGAAACCATTGAAATACAGAGTGTCCAGATAGGAGGAATGTGCGCGGAGGGTGAGCGTCACCACTTCACCACACTTTACACTCCAACCGGAAACATCTGTCACTTGGTTCACAGGTGTCGAGCAACCTGCCACCTTGTACCACTCAGTTACATTTGTACGGCAACCGGGGTTAGTGCCAGCGCAGCCAGAGATCTTATCCGACCTTTTGCTGCCCTGAAGATATGTGTTCGTCCTACCTTGAGCGATGTAGAAATACGGCTTCGAAGTGATGTTACCTGCTGTAGCAACAGTGTAGTCACTAAGAAAAATACCGAACTGTCCTGCAGCGAGATTCTGCGTGGAACCTGAGCTAGGTAGGCTGTTTCCTACAGGTACCACAAAGACAGATGTCAAAGAAAAGTCTGCCATTTTGTTTTATTTTTAATTGTTAAAACGCTTATTCGTTTGTCTGTATCCTCATCGCTGATGTTTGAACAGCAGACATGTTTTCAGTGTACATTGCAAGATTCTGCACTGTGAGATCAAGAAGCTCGTCTTCAAGATAGGTTTCTAGTTCACAATCTTGGTTGATGGAATTTGTGCCATCAAACTTCACATATCCTTCTTTATCTATGTAAATGGGATAGCGCATGTAAGAGATGAACACTTGCTTTGGAGTGAATGTCCCATCTGTGAATACGCTAATTTCATCAGAAGAGAGGAAATTAAACGTCTCTTGGTATTCAAAGGAAGGCTTGTAATGTTCGTTATTCAGAATGAACTGAAGGTCGCCATGTTTAGCCAAATCCCTATTTATCCAAAGCACCCTGTTTTTACATTCTTCTTTGTCAGCTGTTATATAGCTGTCAATGTAGAACATGTATTTAGGAGAGAGTTGGTGCAGTTTTGCAAACCACTGATTTGTAGTGTTATTCTTGAGGGTGAGAAAAAGAGGATGATGATTGTATGTCACCACCAAACTCTGAAGGTCCTCATACCTCTTTTTAAAACTATCAAGACCTAGTCCACTGACAGTGCTAAACCCATCCACCTTTTGCTTAATGAGCTTTATTTGAGCTTCATTAAGGGCCAAGATTTTGTCTTCCAACTGAATCTGCTGATGGTCATTGGTAGATAGTTTATTTAGTCTTTGGTCAATCTTGTACAATAAACTATCTACAGGTATCATATTGCAGCCAGTTTTTTAGCTTTCAGTTTTTGCTCAAGAACAATCAGGTCTTCCTGATTATCCTCGTCAGCCAGATGTTTTACAAGAGCATCTTCATCAGAAGCCACTTCGTATTCACCTTCATACACCTTGCCACTGTTTCTAATCCTGTATACGGAATGCCCAATGGCTTGTTTAACTAGGTCTTTTATGTGCAAAATATTCTCCTTCATATCAGAGAACCTCTCAAACACTTCCACTGTAGAGAGTCCTGCATATTTTCCATCCTTAAACTCTGTTTGTTTCAGGAGGTTGTCCACTTGGACATATACAGCTTCTTCCTTAGTGTCATCTGTTACAGGGAGTCCAAGAAGCCTTGCCACCTTGCGCTTTTTCTCAGGAGTCATTGCATCAAACTTGATGATGCACTTGTTAATCCTTTGCTTCTTCTTGAATGCCACTTGGTTCTCAATTTCATCATCTGCCACATAGAATTGTGTTTCGGCAGGAAAATCACCTCTTTCCCAAGCTTGATAGGAGCTTGCAATGGTGGGGTGTACGCGGAGCCAAGAGAAAGCAAGTTCCTGAAGAGGAATGTTAAGGTCGAAGTAGTTGTCTCCATCCATCAGTTTCACAGCTTGGACATGAAGAACGTCCTCTGTGGAAGTGGAAAGTCCATAGTTCCAAAACTTAGAACGAGGACCAAGTTCAAGGTTGAGAGCAGCTTCAAGTTTTGTCCTAAGAGCTGTCACCCTTTCCACTTCAATTTCTCTTTCAGTGGGGTCTGCAATCCTTCGGATATACATAGCATTGGGGTCTAGTCCAGTGCGATATTGTCCATCCAATTCTTTGTAAGGATATTTAAACACCCCTGTTCCCGGAATCCTTGTCATTCCCCTTTGTGCAAGACCTTGTTGCATTGTCTGCAGTCCTGTAGAGGCAACGTCCTTCTTGATGGTAGAAATCTTCCCAATTTTGCCCATAATTTAGTTATTTACGATGTTTGGTTTATTTGCAGAGTGATTCCCATTGAAGAGATATGCAATTGGGAGACACCCCAATCCAATCACTCTGTAGGTGAGAAGAGCTCCCCCACGGGGATGTGGGGGGCACTCTCTTCTCGAATGTAAGCGCAGCTTATGCTGCAGCAGTATTAGAACTGCGGAATCTCTTCAATGAGCACTGTGCGGGAGAGATCCTCAATGAAAATGTCACAACGGTCTTTCATCCAAATCTCATATCCGGGGAACTTGTTAGCAGAACTCATACCCTGAGACTTGGCAAAACCAAGGTGGTGACGAGTGCCAT